TGTCGGGCGGTGGCGCGCCGGTCAACTATACCGGCGGCGGCGTGTTGCCACAGCCGAACAGCGTCTGCTTTCAGGACACCTATTTCTTTTTCACGATCGCCGACTGCCGGGTGTTCGCCTCCGGGCAGAACGCGCTGACGCAGAACGCGCTGACGCAGATCACCGTGCAGGCCAAGGCCGACGTGACGCTGCTGCGCGGGATTCCGTTTTCCGGGCTGATGCTGTTCTTCACCACGGGCCACTTCGAGGCCTGGCAGGATGCCGCCAACGTCGCGCCCAATTTCCCGTATGCCCGGCTGACGATCGGCGAATTCGGCCTGGTGCAGTCCGCCGCGATTGCGGGATGGGAAACCGGCTTCTCCGAGCTATTGTGGGTGGCGCAGGATTTTGGCGTGTACTGGATGACGGCGGGATCGCTTCAGCCGATCAAAGTCTCGCCGCCCGATCTCGACCGGCTGATCCAGGCGCAGGTGCGCGCCGGCAACCTTCTCGAGGCCGGCTGCTACGGGGTCGGCGGCAAGAAGTTCTGGCACCTGTCGTCGCCGGCGTGGAGCTGGGAATTCAACCTCGCGACCAAAAAGTGGAACGAGCGGCAGTCGCTCGTTGGCGGCGTGTACGGACGCTGGCGCGCAGCTAGCGGCCATCCCGCCTTCAACAAGTGGATCACGGGCGACCAGCAATCTGGAAACTTGTTGTTTCACGATGATACGAACTATTCCGAGGACGGCGCCTTCCAGCTGTTCCGGATCGAATCCGGACCGCTGAAGGATTTTCCGAACCAGCTGCGCATCGCGCGCGCCGACTTTGATTTTGTCTTTGGCGTCGGGCAGGCGGTCGGCAACTATCAGATGATCGTGCTGGGCGCAGCCGCCGGCACCGGCGGGGTGGTGCGGCTGACGGTCAACCTGACCGCGCAGGCCAAGACCGGCGACCAGGCGCAGATTGTGGGCGTTCAAGGCACCGTCGAGGCCAACGGCACCTTTCCGATCACGGTCGTGGATGCAACCCACATCGAACTGCAGGGCACGGTGTTTGCGAACGCCTATGTCTCCGGCGGGATTGCGACCGACATCACAGCACCCCTGGGCGCCGTCAATCCGCAATGCGCGATCTCGTGTTCGAAGGATGGCGGCATTAACTTTGACGTGCCCTCGATCCGCTCGCTGTCGCCGCAGGGCAAGACCAAACGTTCGCGGGCTTCGGTCAAGAACCGCGGACAGTCGGGGCCGATGGGGGTGCGCTGGCGCGTCGATATCACCGATCCGGTGTACCGCGGGCTGTTGGGCGCGACCATGTCGGCCGATCCGCGCGAGGTGCAGCCGTGAGCAATGGAGACTGAGAGACAAATATGTCACTCCCTCAAGGACCTTACACGATCAGCAAGGAAGATTTGGAGGCCGCTATTGCGGCGCCACCGTTGCCATCGTTCTACGACCAGATGGTCAGCGCCGAGCGTCGACACGTCGAGAAAGGCGTGAGGTGCGCGCTATCCCTGTGGGTCAGCGAGCTTGAGCCAGAGCTGATGTTTCGAACGGGCCAAACCAGGCCCTTTGGAGTTACGGCCAAGGGCCATCGGACGCCTTACGTCGAGATCAAGTGGGATGACAACTTCTATCTGACTGGCGATCCGATCCGATGTTCCGCGAGCCGGCGCGCTCTTAAGCGATGACGCTGCCAGCCAAAAACAGATTCGATCCGGCGTTTCCGATTACCGATCAGTCGGGCAAGCCAACGCAGTTCTTTCGCGACTATCTTTCAAAACTTGACGCGCTGGTCGCGGCGATCGCGACGGGTACGAATGTTGCGCTGGTCAATGCCGCCAATGACGCAGCGGCAGCGGCGGCTGGCGTCCAGATCGGGCAGCTATACCGCAATGGCTCGGTTATTATGGTGAGGGTGGTCTGATGGCGGCATGGTGGACATTTTGGTGACTACTGGCATTCTGTGGGATGCCTCGTTGGAAACCAAAGCTGCTGCCCAGTGCCGAAGTTCTTCGGGCGCTTTTCGACTATTCGCCGGAGACGGGAGTGCTTCTCTGGAAGCACCATGCGGCGGCAACGCCACAAAACAATGCGAAGTATGCGGGCAAGCCAGCGGGCACCAAGAACGCCGGTCGCGACGGCAATCAGTATCTCGTCATCGGGATCAGCGGATCGTACTTCAAGGCGCATCGCATCATTTGGAAGATGATGACGGGGCAAGAGCCGCCGGAGTTCATCGATCATAGGGACGGCGACAACTTCAACAATCGCTGGAAAAACTTTCGCGCCGCTGACAACGGCACCAACCTGCAGAACGCGAAGCTGCGAAGCGACAATGTGACCGGAGTGAAGGGCGTTTGTTGGGAAGCGGAGCGCGGAAAGTATCTCGCTACTATCGCGGTCAACAAACGATATGTAAAGGTCGGTCGGTTCGACACTATCGAAGAAGCGACTAAGGCAATCAACGAAGCTCGCGAACGCCTTCACGGTGAATTCGCGCGCCGAACCTAATAGGAGGCTGTCATCGGAATTTTTGACATCTTCAGTACGCAGCCGGCAAAGGATGCCGCGGCCGCGCAAACCGCAGGCCTCAACGCCGGCTACGGGCAGGCCTCCGGCGCCATCAATCAAGGCATCGGCGCGCTCAACACCAACTACACCGCCGCGCTGCAGCCGTACTTGCAGAACTACGGACAGGCGGGTGCTGGCGTCAACCAGCTCGGCAACCTGCTGGGCTTGAACGGCGCTGGCGGTAACGCCACGGCGCTGCAGACCCTGCAGAACACGCCGGGCTATCAGTTCCAGCTCGATCAGGGCGACAACGCGATCAATGCGCAGGCGGCAGCGACCGGCATGAATGCATCCGGCAATCAGGCGTTGGCGCTGTCGAAATTCAATCAGGGCCTCGCCGGCACGACGTACAACAACTATGTCTCGCAGCTGCAGCCGTATCTCGGTGCCTCGAACGCCGCCGCCAGCGGCATCGCAGGCGTCAACATGGGCCAAGGCAACCAGCTTGCGGGCCAGTACGATACGCTGGGCCAGCTCGGCTACCAGACGCAGACCGGCATCGGCAACGCCAACGCCAATGCGGATCTTTCCGCCTATAATGCCAGCGGCAATTTCTGGAATCTGATCGGCGGCCTCGGCGGCATGAAGACCTCGGGCGGCGGCACGCTCGGCGGCAATGCCATCTCCGGCTTGGGGAGCCTGGCCGGATCGATCTTCTCCGATGAGCGGCTGAAGGAAGACATCGAAAAGGTCGGCGAGCTGTCCGACGGCCAACCGGTCTACAAGTATCGCTACATCGGCGACAACGTGATCCAGATCGGCCTGATGGCACAGGAGGTCGAGAAGACGCGGCCCGACGCTGTGGCCGAGATCGGCGGCTACAAGGCGGTCGACTACGGCAAGGCGACGGAATTCGCTTCGCAATTGTCGCGCTTCCTCGAGGCGGCGTAGCGCATGGCCTCCTTCCCTTCAACGGTAAGCGCGCCGGGCGGCATGAGCTATGCCGCGCCGCTATTGTCGTTTGCCAATTTCTCGAACTGGGCGGCGGACGATCCCTACCAGAAGATTTTCAACGAGCAGCAGCAGAAGCTCAATCAGCAGCGGATCCAGTCGGGCCAGCAGGGGCTCGACATCGCGAACACGTTCAAGCGCGGCTTGCCGATCGATCCGGCGACCGGTCAAATCGACTACGGCAGGGTCGCCGGAATGCTGGCGCAGCGGGGCGACATCGGCGCGTTGACTCAGATGGCGCCGTTGATGCAGCAGCAGCAGGCCGGCAATACCCCGCTGTATGGGGCAGGTCCCGGCGGGGCGGCCTCGATCCCGGCGCGGCCGTTGCCGCCGGCTAATGCCAGTTCGCCGCAGGGCGATGCGGGATCAGGCACTATCGCTTCCATCGTCACCGATCGATTGCCGGATCAGGACACGACGACGGGGCAGACCATTGTCAAGATCGCGCAGGTGATGGGGCTTGATCCGAACGCGCAGCTGACGCCTGGACAATTACGCCGTGCGCAGGGCCTGCTGCAGCGCTATGCGCCGACGGACACGACCTCGGCGGCGTCTTCCGCAGCCTCGCCCGAAGGTGCGCCGTCGTTTGCGAGCCGCTTCGCCGCGGCGACCGATGGCGGCGCGCCGGCCTTTCCGCCGTCGGCCAATGCGGTTTCGCCGAAACCGCCTCAAGCCGCACCAGGCGCGCCGGCCGCGCCACAACAGGGCGCGCCGCCCCCGCAACAGCCGCCGCCCCAAGCTGCGCCGGCACAGCCACAAGCCCCCGCGGGCGGACCGATCACGCCACA